CGAAGTCTGAACCCTTTTGTGAATGGCTTGGGTTTTGGCAAAGCGTTCCTGAGACTTAGTGTTTTTCTCCAGTGCATCGCGACGTTTATTAAGCTGCATGGTGGTTTGGTGAATTTTGTCTTTGAGTAAGCTTTCTTCATCACTTAAATGCTCTACACCTTTGGACAGCTTATCGACATTCATCCCAGACTTTTGCAGGGCTTGAGTGTGTGACTGTAATTCACTGCGTTGAGTGGCTTCGGTGGATTTAAGTCGACGAATGCCTTGTTCGAGATTCTTAATTTTATTGAGCTGTGTTTCTGTCAGCGTATTGCCACTTTTCTGCAAAGTTTGCAGTTGCTTTAATTCAGCACGATAGTCTTTAAGCTTGTTGGCTGTGGCTTCCAATGCTGTTTGAGTTTCTTTATAGCGGTTGATGTTGCCTTGTTGGTCTTGCAAGGCTTTGAGTTCAGCTCGGGTGTGTTTGAAGGCTGTGCTGAGGTCATGTGAACCACCAATAATCGCCTTCATAGGTCCTGTGATTCTGTCTTTTGCATCAAAAAGAACTTGTAAATTTAAGGTCGACATTGGTGGGTGTTACCTTTACTTGTGGGTTTGGTTGCGCTCTAGGGCTTTTTGGTGCCACATAAACAACTCGCTTAAACTCATGTCTGCGAAGTCTCGTGGCGACCAATGAAAGACCAAAGCGATGTTTGCGATGACATCTGGAATACTGTCTATAACTGGATATCGGTCGCTGCACGCTGCGACTTCGGCATCAAAAAATAGATGATGTGTCCTGCAATTTGTCCCAGATCGACAGGGTCAATTAGAGGCATAGCTTCACGTGGGATTTGTGGCCAAACACATTTGGGAATGATTTGGCAAAGGGCATTTACATCGGAACGGTAAATGTCTTGTAGGGACAAACCTGAAAGAGCCACTGTGCCTGGTTTACGAATAATGACTTCGGTAATGGTTTGCCCACCGACTTGAATAGGGGTTTCAAGGGTGTATTTGGCTTCGTTCGGGTTTTGAATGGTAGCTAAGTTTTCAGCTTGTTGTTGCGTGGTCATGTTGATAATTTCCTGAATATAAAATAAGTCCTACTGCATGCGGTGATGCAGTAGGTAAGGCATTACAGTCCGCAGGCTTTACGCTGTGCTTCTAAACGGTCGACACCATTGACGAATTCTTTCATCGCCAAAATATCAATTTCGATTTCTTTCTTGCCGTCAACTGTGAGCTTGTAATAGGTCCATTTGGTTTTGATGGTTTGCTCTGTGTCATCACCTGGCTTTTGTGTGCCCATGTTGATTTCTTCATGTCGACCACGAAGCACCACTTCGACTGGAGTGACAGCACCCGTATCATCTTGCTGGTATGCACCTGCGAAGCGCAGCAAGACGCCAGAGGCAGAGGTAATGCCATATTGACGAATGGAGGTCAGATTGAGTCCACCCACTTTCCATTCAAAGTCGATAGAGTCTTCAGACATGCCTTGATCGATCGCAACAGGAGCGTTCATACCGCCACCGCGCCAGTTCTCAAAATTACGACCAAGAGTTGGCAGGGTACATTCAGCAATTTCACCCACTAATGATTCAGCATCATTAAACAGGTTCAGGTTTTTAAGTTTGTGTGGTAATCCCATGTGTTTTTACTCAAATAAGGGGAGGACAAATCACAGCCTTATGCTGTGATTCGTGCGCCAAAATCTGCGAGATAGTCGTCTGTGATCATTTGGTAGAAACCAAGATCTTCGAGAGGTGGAACAGGACCGTAGTCATAAGACAGGCGGAATTTGCCAGCTTTGAGGTTTTCTACAGGGTTCTTGGTTTCGTCATACCAAGCATCACCACCCATGAGATAGCCGTTATTGGTCAAGTCACTGAGTTTGGCTCGAATGCCTTCAATCAGGTCACTTGCCAATGAAGGATGCAAAGGTTTGTCGACAGCCCATAAGTGTGCTTCGGCAACTGTGTCGGCAATAATCTGCGCAGTACGGGTATAGTTCTCGAAAGGAAATAGACCGTCAGTGTCACAGGTGCGTGAACCCCAAAAGCGGAAGCCATCTTCACGAATGAGTGTGGTGATGCCATTTGAGTTGAGGTAGTCGGCATCGGTTCCTGTTTGTTGTAAGTCCCACCAGACGTCTTTACTGATGCCGACCACACCATTGACTGCGACATTGGAAATGACTTTGTGCCAACCTGTAAGGTTGTCGATTTTGGCACGGAGACCGAGCGCGTAAGCCACGGGGGAAATGGCTTCATTTTGGGAGGTTTCAGTATTGAAGCGAATGAATTGTGGCCAGATGAGCATAAGCTCACGGGCAGCAAAGGATTCACGATAAGCCACCACTTCTTCTTTGGTTTCACAGCCATAAGCGTATGCATAAGCAAATGCACGTAGCTTTTGAGCTGTGCTGGCGAGTTCAGTCGTAACCGCTTGGGTATCGAGTCCTGGTGCACCAATGAGGCGAGGGGTAACGCCAAGTTTGGCTTTTGCCGTGAGTAGGGCTTTTAAGCCAGTGTACTGACCCGAAGCTGTGGTGGTACCAATAACAAGTGAGCTTTGTTCTGCTTCAGTTTCTGCACTGTCTACACGAACCACGACCACGGTGGTATTGGTCTGATCGACAATTGCTTGGAGTGAGGATTTTAAAGTGCCGAGTGCTCCAACTTGGCCAATTACACTTTGGATATTGGTGACAAGCACAGGGGTATTCAGTGGAAACAGGGTAGCATCGGCATCTGAAGCTGTTGCAATTAAGCCAATAATACTGGTAGCCACAGTTCGGATGGAACGTGTACCGTTATTAATCTCTGCAACACGGACACCGTGGTGATATTCATCTAATGCCATAGGGCAACCTTTGTTGATGTTCTAGTTCAACAAAGGCTTACATACAAAACCCCACGTTTTAAGCGCGGGGTTTTGTAAGAAGGGATGCTACAAATTCTAATTTAAAGTGTAGCGGCATAGAGCCACATTTCATCGACTTGGTCAGCAGTTAAATTTAGTATCCCAAGCATATATTGGACTGACTGATTACTACGCTCAAAACGCTCAGACTCGTTGTATTCAATCTGAATACGGGTTTTGAGTGTTGGATCTTCAATTGCATTAATGGTCTGCTCTACTGTGTCTAATAAATTATTTTCATGTAAAGCTAGTTTGAACTGGCGACGTGTGAGTGATAGAAATTGAGCAAGCCGCAGCTGTTCCTTTTCTTCGTCACTGAGATAGTTCTGCGGATTGATATGTCGGTCAATTTCATCTACAGTCATAGTAACAAAGTCTTCAGTGATTAAGTCATCCTGTGAACCATCTGCTTCAAAAGCCCACACTGAACCATTTTGATCTTTAAAGTATTTCATTAGCGAAGCTCCCACCATTTTTTAAGGCTTCCTGAAAAGCTATAAGTTGAACCATTTGGTATAATAAATACGTGAGTCGCGGTAATATTATTATTACCATCGCCTGTGACCGATACTTGATTACCATCAACGTAAAAAGAACTTATAGAAAAATTTGTAGTCACAGCAACTTGTATCGGTTTACCTGTACTATTCGTAAATGTTGTACTTGTAGAGCGGATTGCAGTTAAATCTTGCCAAGTTTGACCAACGCCTAAACCCTCTGTAGCAATTGTTATGTCTCCTGAACCATCCATCTGTGCCGAACCTGTAGAAGCACCTGTTAAAGAAATAGTTCTTGTTGTTGCCCATTTTGTGGCACTTGCAGCATTCCCTGTGGTGTTTTGATTTCCCACAGTATTGACGCCTGGTAAATTAATATTGGCTGTACCATCAAAGCTAACTCCGCCAATGTTTCGTGCATTTTTTAATTTTGTAGCAGACGCAACATTTGAATCTGTCATTGCAACCTCAGACCAGCTATTAAATACACCAGCTGATTCTGCTCTAGAGCGGACAAATATTTGATTTGAATAAGCAGGCAATACAATTTGCGTATTCCAAGATGCAAGCCCAATATTTAGTAATTTATATGCGGAAGCAATTGGTGTATCTGAAGGTAAAGGGGATGTTCCTTTAATCCAAAATGAATTGGCTAATGTAATATCTGCATTCAACGTATCATTTGGAATATTTAAAGAAGTACCTAGTCCATAGTCTCCATGTGCAATCTTACTGTCATTTAAAACCTTACCCTGTGCTGCAGTTAGGGCTTGATCCGTTGCTGTACTGTTTAAGGCATCGATTAATCGTACAATACCACTTTGATTGACTGTGGCTGAACGAATGGTCTGGTGTGAAATACCAGTGATTAAACCTTTGTCATTTACAGTAATAGATGGGATTTGTACTGTAGAGGAATAGGTTCCAGAAACTACACCAGAATTTGCCAAAGTCAAAATGCAGGATGTATTACCAGCACCATCAAAATTAAATGATCCATTTGCAGCACCAGAGAAAGCAACTGAACGGCTGGTTTGTAATTTTGTCGCTGTCGCAGCATTACCTGAAGTATTTTGGTTACCTGAAGTATTTACACCCGGCAAGTTAATATTGGCAGTCCCATCAAAACTTACCCCACCGATAGAACGAGCTGTAGCAAGCTTAGTGGCTGAAGCTGCAACGCCCGAAATATCGATGTTCCACGAACCCGTTGCTCCTAATCCTGATTTATTTGGGGCGTAATTATTAAAATTGTCAGTATCGAGAATCGTTTTAAATAAAGTCCAAATTGGCACGCCATTATTATACTTCGCAGTTCTATATCTCAAAGAATCCCCTCCATAAGATGTATCGTATGGGGTATATAATTGCAAAGTACTACCACCAGTGTTATTACCTTTCGCAGTAATAACAGTGCCAAAACTAGGATATCCATTACTGGCTTGCACAAAATCGATAGATAACCCAGATGTAATTGCAGTAGGTTCTGTTGATGCATTTAATTGATAAGCTTTGGTATCTACTTTATTTACGATTACTGAGAGTTCAGCATTTTCGCTACCATCAAAGGATTTTGATCCAGAAACAGATCCTGTGAGTGAAATTGTTCTAGATGTTGCAAGTTTAGTCGCTGTCGCAGCATTCCCTGAAGTGTTCTGATTACCAGCTATATTTACACCAGGTAAGTTAATATTGGCAGTGCCATCAAAACTAACTCCGCCAATGTTTCGTGTATTTTTTAATTTTGTAGCAGATGCAACGTTTGAGTCTGTCATTGCAACTTCAGACCAGTTGTTGAATGCTCCTGCTGATACCGTTCTTGAACGGACAAACATTTGGTTTGAATATGCTGGTAATAAAATCTGTGTGTTCCAAGATGCGTGACCAATATTTAATAGTTTATATGCAGAAGCAATTGGTGTATCTGAAGGTAAAGGGGATGTTCCTTTAATCCAAAATGAATTGGCTAGTGTAATATCTGCATTCAACGTATCATTTGGAATATTTAAAGAAGTGCCTAGTCCATAGTCTCCATGTGCAACCTTACTGTTATTTAAAACCTTACCTTGTTTAGCTGTCAGGGGCTTAGTTGCATCACTGGTAGTAAGGTTGTCTACCAATTCATTTCGACGAAGATAATTATTATCTACCCATTCACGTGTTGAATAAATTAGAGAATCATCCAAATACAGTGCAATGACATCTGCATTTTGAATATTAATAACAAGTTTGAGCGCAATTTCTCGAGCACCACCTTCATCGGCCAAAGGTTTATAGGTAGGTGGATAACTGGCATTCACCACCATGGTAGAGCCTGCATAAAGCCCAAGTTCTCGAATATAAAAACCGCCTGTTGCTGTGGGAATAATGGCTTCACAAACAATTTGGTTGGTGTTATTCGGATTAATCTCGACCACATTCAGGGCAATACGGGTCTTTTCATTCACCAATGCTGTGCGGGTTTCTAGTGGTGTAGGCACTGAGCCATTGCCATCCCCAACCGCGATATGAGAATAGTTGATTTTATTATTTAGGGTTGCACTGGCAATCAGTGCTTTGCCGTTATTGGTTAAAATACCTTTGTAGGTTGCTGCCATATTCTACTCGACATAAATTGTGACTGTTTCCGCGCCATGAGTGCCGACAGCAACTCTCGGAATACAGATGGGTTGAACATTAATAATTAAATTGGTGAGGTGACGACTGGCAGGCTTTGCATCTTTTACAAGCCGATTCACTTCGGCATAGGTGTCTTCTGTCAGTTCCAGACCATTGAGATCTAGTTCTAAGGTGAAAGTTCCTGGTGTACCCATCGGGGTGGCTTCGAACCATTCTTTGAAAATGCACTGATAGCCAAACTGTGCTAGTACTTCACGAACCGCCTGACGCGTTCCTTTAATTTGATGTTGGCGAAAGGATTTTTTAATCAGTTGACGTTGTAATGAAGGTTGCCAACTGGTGTCCCATGAGTCGACTGAATACTGCCAAGCAAGAAATGATAAAAATGGATCTGGCGCATCATCGATGGAAGCCAGTGTTTTGATTGCTACAGATAAGGCACTATTTTGTGCTGTTACTGTTGTGACATTTCGTTCAAGTCGAGTGCTATTGGAAGGAAGTAACTGACTCATTCAACCCCTCCGATTGTCACTGAAATATTGGTGCAATAGGATGCTTGGGCAGGAGTTAGAACTACATCTGCAGCAGGACTGATCAATTCAACCCGATTTACACCATCAATATGTAAAGCTGCATAGATTGCAGACATACGAATAGATCTGCCCAATCGTTTCTGTTTGGTGGCGTAGGCAGTCACATTGGCAATTGCTTGTTGCAATAGCGTTGCTGCTTCAGGATCTTTGCCGATGTAAAGTTTGGCATTAATTGCATAATTAACAATGGATGCGGCCTGAACAGTGACACGGTCACCAATCGGGCGAACATCTTCTGCAGTCACAGCATTTGTGACAATTTGAATCAGTTCTGGTGAAGCCACTCCAGTTAAAGAATCCGCTTGTAAGATGGTTAATGTGATATATGCGGGCTGTGGTGAAACCACTGAAACATCCCCGACACGACCATCGGCATCACGGGCAAATTTTTTATAAGCTGCTTCTGGACCCGCGACGGATAAAGTGTCAAAAGCTAGTTGAATCCGTTCACGAAAAGCATCGTCTGATTCCATTACAGCTTCAGTCGGTGGCGTGGTTGAGTTATCGGCCGGTGACACCACTAAACGTTCGACATTGAAGTTAGCCCCGAGCTGATCTAAATCATTTTCGGTGGCATAAGCCAACAATAAAGCACGAGCAGCTTGATTGATTCGATTGCGTAAAATCATTTCTCTATAGCAATTTTCCTGAAGCAGCTTGACCAAAGGTTCACTTTCACGCGTCAGTGTTTGGCGAATCGTGGCTTGTTCTTCGCTAGGCCAGAGTTGAATAAGTGCTTCTTTACGCTCTGCATAGAGGGCTTCAAAGTCAATTTCTTCGATAATGTCTGGTTGAACCAGTTGCGTAAAATCAACACTCATAGCGAAGACCCGTAATTTAAAGGAATAGAGAGTTTCTTGGTTTGATCTGTACCGACGAGCTGCATTTCTAGGTCAATCTGGAAGCGACTATCTTCTGCTTTGGAAAACTTGGCACTGGTTAGTTTGACTTGGTCTTCCCAAGTCATAATGGCTGTAGCACTGGCTGCCATGACTTGCAGACGCACAGCATCATTAAAGGGTTGATCAATCAATTTAAAAATCATGGAGCCATATTCACGACGCATAACCCGACTCCCAATTGGGGTGAATAGAATGTCTTGAATGGATTGTTTGATATGGGGAATCACATCAAGGCTTTGACCAGTTTCACGTGACATCATGCTTTCGATACTCCTGTATCAGAGCCACCCGCTTGAACCCCACCATGTTTATGATTTTTCAGGCTAATGCTTCCAGCTTTTACATCAGCTTCGGTACTAAAGTTACCTGAAGAATGACTGCTGCCTTGAACGAGTTGGCTACCGCCTACGGTGTTATTGCCAGTCATTGCTGTGCTGCCATTCACTTGCAGATTTCCATTGATGGTGGTGTTACCATTCACGGTGATGCCCCCAGTTGCGGTGAGAATGGCCGTACTGCCATTGGGAAGAATTGCCTGTAAGGAATGATTGGCTGTGTCATAGCTGATCATGGCACCATCTTCATAGACTCTTAATTTGATATTGGGATTCAATGACGGAGTGGGAAAGGCTTCATTATTTAAACCCACCAAAACAATGCCGAGCGTCAGCTCACCTGTAGGGCTAAAGACCACACACTCTTCATTGATACTAGGTAAGTCATGGCTCAGGTCTGCACCTGCACGCAGATTGAATAGACGTAATTCATCAGTCACGATATCGCCTAGATCGACAGTGACCGTATGAAAAGGTTTAGCAGGGGTAACGCTTTTAATTCGACCTAAACGGATCAAATTTTCTAAGCGACGATGGATTTCAGCACTCATGTGCCTACTTTGCGTTAAGGACGAGTAGCTTGCATTAACGGCAATTTGTAAGAGGGGATATTACAAATAGAACTTCTTCATTTTGAGGACAAAGTTAAGTCTTTAAATGTCGCATTACAGCATCTTCAATCATTTGAATATCGTTTGCGGTAAAGCCCAAAAGTTCACGTTTTGGGTAGGTAATGGTAGGTCCATTTTGACTGACACGAGAACGTAAGCCTTCTTGGTGAATACGTGCCACAAAAACCACATTACTTAAAAAACCAACACTGACTTTGTCGGCATTAGAAAAGTTTCGGAAATATCGTTGAGCACGTAATTTAGTGAACATTTTACGACGAATGCGCTGACCATCTCGCAAACGCCTTTGGGCATAGCCTGAACCATCTGGGTTCAGTTGTGCTGCAATCCGTTGTTGTTGGCTCTTCCTTAAATCGGCACCGACTTTCTTGTTTAGTTTGGTCATTTCACCATCATTGAGTTTATTCAGTAATGGTGTCAGGTATTTAACCAAATCATCTAAGTTTTCAAGCATGACTTAACTCATTCCGGTTTCTTTGCCAAAGGCATTTCTAGGGCAACCGTAGTGGCGGGTTCAGCACTGGTCCACGTTGCCAGAATGTTACCTTGTTCATCGGCAAGTTCACATTCGGTCACAGCTAATGCAGGTGAATATTGAGGTTCATCAGGATATGAAAAATTAAAACTGCCATTGTCCTGTTTTTGAATAACTACACGTTCGGTCAGCTCAAATTCAAACATCACATCGACTTTGTCATTGTCCAGAAACTCAGCTTCAAACTTCACTGCATTCTTGTTCTTGTCCAAGTTGGTGAGTAATTCTGATTGATTCACCCGTAGCCATTGGAATAACAAGAAGGCAATTAAGTCAGCATCACCTGTGAAGTCCTGAATAATAAACTTCACAGGCGAGATGCTTTCCATGCCATACCCGCTGGCAAGGGTAGAACGATAGCGACCACTTTCAATATGCATGCTAAGTTTGTCGGGATTGTCCTGAAGGAATTTCAGATGGCTCACCAAATAATCCCGCAGACTATTTGGCTTTTTCATGCTGCTTTGCTCTGATAATTTGGATCAAGTCGGTTCATGACGCGAAGAAACTTGGTGTCATAGCCAAGTTTTTTATAATTGCGACCGTTATACAGACTAAATACAGCATCCCAGTTCTCTTGGCGTAATGCCTCCAGTAAAGTCCATTTTTTCCCAGCGACTGTACCTGACTTAAATTCACAGAAACGGAGGAAGGCTTCAAATTGTAGGCTTTCACTTTGATAGTGCTGCTCGACAAATTCTTGAACAGATGAATAGCCAAGGTCTTTCCAGTTTTCCCCCATTAACTGAAAACGTCCCCAAGAAGCAGACATCATGGCGCAGTCTTCATCAATTTGCTTGGCCAAAGCCAAACGGGTGTATTCAGCCGCATTGCCATGGTATCCACCAGTCTGAGTGTTTACGACATTGGGAGACTGCTTCATCATTTGGTCAGCAAAATATTTGCCGTATTTCTGAGTTAAGTAGAAATACATGCGATGCCGTTCAAACAGAATCTTCGGACGACCATCAGGCAAATAACCATCGCCCAGTGTTTCAACTTCAGCAATCGCGCGAATGACAATTTCAGGGACACCAAGGCGTTTTGCACCGACCGTTAAGTCCGCATCTTTCAGGTGTTTAGAAAGGTCTAGACCTTTCAGGGCATTGAATGTTGCATTTCCAACTATGCCATCCACTTTAATGCCGATTTTTTTCTGAAATTGAATTACAGCATGTTCAGTACTTTCACCAAAATCACCATCGACTGACAGCGATTTATTATTCTTTCCTTTCATCCCGTGTTTGATCAGCAATTGCTGCAGCTCAGAAACGGCAGAGCCTTTACTTCCAAACTTTAATAATTTCATGTCGAACTCCAGATCAGTTTGGCAACATTGCCGCGACTACGTAACACAATCATGGCAAGCAATAAGGCGAAGATGGCATCCCATAAGGTGACAGGGTCTTTGAAGAAAAGAATGTGGACTGACTGCCCAAGGAAGGAGGCAATCAGTAAAGCTGCGAGCCATGAATAGCCACGGTGAAATACTGTTTCTTCACGGCTAAAGCAGACAATCCGAACACCACAAAAGAGATAGGCTAAAACGGCAATGGTTTGAAATAAGAGTTCGATCATGAGGCACCTCCACCTCGAAAAGTTTTCCAAATGTCAGAAAGTTTAGATGCCTTCACCCAATCTACCGCTTTAACTAAAATGAACAGCGAGAAGGTTGAAGCGATCAGGGCAGCAGTGGCATCACTGGTAATCAAGGTTCGACTAGTAATTTCAGGGGCAAGTAAGTAGCCAATACCTGTCGAAAGCAGCATGGTGCGTAAACGCTGCCATGCCGATAAGTCTTTTTCATAAGTCGCAATAAATGCGGCACCCAATACAGCACCCAGTAGGGCATTACCGTTAATAAAGGGCAAAATGGAAACGGCACTTAAGCTGAGGGCTGTTGCGGTGGTGGTTGTAGCAGTTGGTTCAGGCATGCTTAATCCCATAAGTTAATTGTTTTTGTTGTCTGCTGTTGCGTAGGGATATCAGGCAAAACCACTTCAGTGCCCAGCGTGAGTATTGGTCCTTGTTCAGCCAGAGCAGGGTTATGTTCCAATACAGTTTCTGTAACACCAGCAGTCCGACCGTAATAACGCCAGCAGATCAGATCGATCGTGTCCCCCTGAACAGACTTCACTTTTTTCATATCAATTCCACGCTACAGCGACTTGTCCCCAACAAGTCCCGAATAGCCCAACGTAAGTTCCGTCGATGGTCATCAATGGTTGGAGCTAATTGTTCAGCCCGTTTCTGACCATCACTGGTGCTGTCATAGCTGCGATATTTTTCGTTAATGTCAGCGGCTATGGCTGAATGAACTGCCCGTAAATACAATAGTTCCGTGTTGGGTTTACCATCGATGGTAGACGTTGCAAGTTCGTTGAGCGTTGCTGCTTTCAATTTGAGTGAGCGCAGTTGCTCATTAATTTCCAATATGGCTGCTATTGCTGCATCTTTTAGGCGAGCATTAGAAACACTGCCATCCAAGCGCACAGCTTCACGGATTAGATTCAGTTGCAGATTTGGAAAGAAGCCATCATTCAAAATTGACTCATCAGGTGTTGTGGTTGGGGCATTAAAGCTAAAACCAGTCATTGTCATATCCTAGGTGGTCGGTGGATGATGGTTCAGAACAACAACTTAAAAGTTTTGTCATCCCCATCATGCCGACCAGGTGCGGGGGGCACAGGTTAAGAAGTCGCAGCAGCTTGCTGCTCTTCTAATTGTTTGGCCAAGAGCTTTTCAGCACGATCTAGGTCTTGCTTACAGCCGACATTGTCTTTCTTGGCAATGGCTTTTTTCATGTACTCAATGGCTGGTACATAGTTCTCTACAGACAAGAAAACCTTACCAATCGCGCAATACAACTTGGCGCGAATTGGGTCATGTAGGTCGTAGCTTTCAGTGAGCTGTTCTGCTTGAAGTAAAATGTTCAAATCAAAAACATCACCTGCTTTCAGTTTACTCAAGGCGGCATTGGCAATTTCTTCTGCCACAATGCTTGGGGTATCTCGGCTAAATGAATCAGGCATATCTAGACCATGTGCTAATGCAAACACGGCAATTTTTAAGCCCAAATCAAACAAGCCAGCATCAAAACACCACAGCATGATAGTGGTGACAACTTCGTCATCCACCTTTTGGTTGGCAGCCAAAATACCTTCGACATAAGGTAGATATTTCGGAATCAACTTGGCTTTTGCTTCGGCACGACTTTCATCCGATTTAATGTGTGAAAGCAGTGATTTATCATTTTTCAGTTCAGCAAGTTGCAGTTGGTAAACTGAAGCATCTTGGCGGGTTGCGCCAAAGGCATCCGCCTTAGCAGATTTCTCTGCTAAAACGCGAAGGTAGTGATTACGTGCATGGTTCATAGGT